GCAAGGGACGGTTGATGCAAGCTGAGTATTACAGCGATCACATCAATGACATTGCCATGGCTCCGCTGCCTGACGATGTCGATCCAAGGATGATCAATGCGGAAGTGCAGCGTCGAAGGCTAGAGGTGGACACGCTCAAGTTTACGATGGGCAAGCTACAGCCGTGGGGCTTGCGCGATAAGAAGGAAGAGGCGCCAGCTCAGCAGAGCATTACCATTTCTTGGCAGGGCAATGAGGTGACGGCAGAGCAGGGGGAAGGATAGGAATGTCCCTATATATCGGCTGCCTGTTTGACCTAGCTTCGCGCGCAAGGCAACGCTCAGACTGAGCGCTGACCGGGCATGCCTCTCCATTCTGAGTAATGTGTGCAGGGGTTCTGTGTCCCGCAGAATTCCTAGGGAAAGCATGGCATGCCCCGCGCTGTGGGGAATCAATGGGGAACGCCGGCAAGGATTCGTCTGGGATTTTGGCCATACGGCGACCCCACCCTCCGGCCGCAACCCGCCGCCTGTATATACAATAATCTTCCCGAACTATGGAGCCTCACATCCATGCAGATTGTCATCCCCTATGCGCCCCGCCAGTTACAGGCGAAGCTGCATGATCAGCTCTCTGAAAAGCGCTGGGGCGTGGTTGTCTGCCATCGCCGGTTTGGCAAGACGGTCATGGCGGTCAATCATCTGCTGCGTGATGCGATCCTTAATGACAAGCCCAGCCCCCGCTATGCGTACATGGCCCCGACATATCGTCAGGCGAAGAATGTGGCATGGGATTATTTAAAGCAATTCGCCGGCAAGATACCGGGCGTCAGGTTCCATGAGACAGAGCTGCGGTGTGATCTGCCGAATGGTTCGCGGATCAGCCTTCTAGGCGCTGAAAATCCCGATAGTCTGAGGGGCATCTACCTTGATGGATGCGTCATGGATGAAGTCGCGGACATGCCTGAGAGCGTGTTCCCTGAGATATTGCGCCCGGCATTGTCTGACCGTCAGGGCTGGTGTGTCTTCGTTGGAACGCCGCGCGGCACTAACATGTTCTATGACTTCTATGAACTGGCGGCCGGGCATGATGACTGGGTTGCTGCTGTGTACAAGGCCAGCGAGACAGGCATTCTGCCTGATGAAGAGCTAGAGGCTGCACGGGCGATGATGTCGCCTGACCAGTATGAACAGGAATTTGAGTGTTCATGGGTGGCGAATGTACCCGGCAGCATTTACGGCAAAGAGATGCAGACGGCGCTGGAAGAAGGCCGGATTACGAATGTGCCGTATGACCCATCGATGAAGGTGCAGACATTTTGGGATTTGGGCGTTGGTGACGCTACTTCTATTTTTTTCGCACAGACCGGCGGGTCGGCGGGAAAGGGCATCCATGTCATCGATTACTATGAAGCGCGTGGTGAAGGTCTGCCGCACTACTGTCAGGTACTACAATCTAAGGGTTACCTTTACGGCGATCATTTTGCACCGCACGACATCGAGGTTCGTGAACTTGGTACTGGGAAAAGCCGCCGCGAAATGGCGTGGGATTTGGGGCTGAACTTTCGGGTGCTGCCTAAGTTGCCGTTGGATGACGGCATCCATGCAGCGCAGATGCTGATCCCTAGATGCTATTTTGACCGGGACAAGTGCAAGCAGGGGCTAGAAGCCCTGCGGCAGTATCACCGGGCCTATAATGAGAAAAGCAGAACATTTCGCCTGACGCCGGTACACGACTGGTCGTCACATGCGGCCGACTGCTTCCGGTACATGGCGATAGGCATACAGGAAAGCCGCATCAATGTGAGGCCACCCCAGCAGCGCGCTGTGACGGCTTATGACCCGTTTGCGGCAGCAGTGTAGAGGATAGGTATATGGCAAGACGACCATCAGGTTATTACGGGATGTCGTTTGGTGAGCGCGGCCGTGACAGCGGGCGCAGCATTGCACCGACAGATTTTAGCAGCCGTGTTGCTGCCGCAGCCAACATTGACTCTGACGACACGCCGCCGCCGCCAGCCCCTGCTGCACCATCGCCAGATGATCTAAGCCGCATGGTGGACATCGGAAGCGTCAAGGCCCGCAGCGACAAAGCGAAGGCTAGCGTGTCCGGTGCGCCGTCTGTCATGGCGGCTGCAATGCTTGGCGTTGGTGAGTTTACCCGCAACCAGATCATCAAGCAGCTACAGGCTGGTGGTCAGGCAATTAAAGATAAAAACGGCAATGTGGTTGGCGTTGTGCATGACGGGCCAATCGATGGCTCCAAGGTGTACACCGGCAGAAGGATTGCAGGATATACCGGCGAATTTGCAAACCTTGTTGCTGAGAAAGAAAGCGATGATGAGCCGGCAGGACGGCTGGCAGGGCGCGGTACTGATCCAATAACCGACCCCGACCCAGACCCGGACGGCTCAGATGTAAATAAGGATTTGCCAGATTTACCTGATGCGCCGTCAGGGCCGGGCACTGGTGATGCATCTGCTGATGTTAAAAAGAAATCGAAGATGGGCCGCGAATCCACAATAGCCACTGGGCCTAGTGGATTGCTGACACCAGCCCGGACCCGTCGAAGATCACTAATGGCAGGGCTGATCCAATGAATTTTAAAGGCAAGAAAAACTTGGCCGGCAAGATGGGCATGTCTGCACCGCAGCCAATGAACCTCAGCGGCGCCATGAATGTGAACCCGCTGGAGCGCTTGCTGCAAAAGTCGGCCGGCAGAAGCCAAGGCCGGACAATTGCCGGCGTCAAGCCAGCCAAAAAGTCTAAAATGGGCGGGGGGATGTATTAGTGGCTGAACCTATCCGCAAAGAGATTGCCGCGCTGGATCGCCGGCTAAAGACACTGCATTCGCAGCGCAGCAACTGGGAAAGCCACTGGCAAGAGCTGGCAGATTATATGCTGCCGCGCAAAGCGGACATCACAAAGAAAAGATCACAGGGCGACAAACGCACAGAGCTGATCTATGACGGCACCGCCATTCACGCTGTAGAGCTGCTGGCAGCCAGCCTTCACGGCATGCTGACAGGCGCATCGTCGCCGTGGTTCAGCCTTCGCTATCGTGACCCGGAGCTGCAAGACAATGATGCGGCCAATGAATGGCTGGAAGATACAACAGCCCAAATGTATATGGCCTTCAATCGGTCAAACTTTCAGCAGGAAATCCACGAGCTGTACTATGATCTGGTGGTGTTCGGCACGGCGGCCATGTTTGTCGAGGGCGGCAATGATGATGGTCTGCGCTTTTCCTGCCGGCACATCGCTGAGATTTACATATCTGAAGATGCACAAGGCCGTGTAGACACCGTCTATCGCAAGTTTGAGATGACAGCCAGAGCTGTTGCCACACGCTTTGGTGAAGAAAATCTGCCACAGAAAATTGCCAAAAGCCTTGTCGAAGACCCGTTCAAAGAACACAGCATCGTCCATGCGATATTCCCAAAGGACAACATCAAGTCTGATCTGTTCGCCAAACTGAACAAGCCCATCGGCTCTGTCTATTACTGCGCCGACACCAAGATGGTTCTTGGCGAGGGCGGTTTCGATGAAATGCCGATCCTGATCCCGCGCTTCAACAAAGACAGCGTGTCGGTCTATGGCAGATCACCGGGAATGACATGTCTCAGCGATACGAAAATGCTGAACAAGATGTCAGAAATTACGATTCGCAGCGCGCAAAAGCAGCTTGATCCACCACTAATGGTGCCGGATGACGGCTTTCTATTGCCGGTTCGCACAACACCGGGATCGTTGAATTTCTACAGGACAGGCACACGCGATCGACTAGAGCCATTGCAGATGGGCGCTAACAATGCGCTTGGCCTCAACATGGAAGAACAGCGCCGGCAAGCAATCCGCGAAGCGTTCTATGTAGACCAGCTATTGCTGGGCCAAGGCCCATCAATGACAGCGACAGAGGTGTTGCAGCGGAACGAAGAAAAGATGCGGCTGCTAGGCCCGGTTATGGGTCGGCTCCAGTCGGAATTACTGCAACCCCTAATCAATCGCGCATTCGCTGTACTGCTGCGCCAAGGCGCTTTCCCGGCGCCGCCAGAAGAGCTGCAAGGCATGGATATCGATATTGAGTATGTCAGCCCGCTGGCCAAGTCGCAGAAGATGGCTGAGCTGCAATCAACACTGCGCGGCATCGAAGTGCTGTCACAGTTTGGCGAGATGGCCCCGGTCATGGATTACCTCGACAGTGACAAGATGATCCAATATCTGGTCGATGTTCTGGGGCTGCCGGCCAAGGTCATCCGCTCGACAGATGAAGTGATGATGGTGCGCCGCCAGCAGCAGCAAGCAGCTCAAGCACAGGCAGAAGCAGCCCAGCAAGCGGCCAACGCTGAGCAAGCCGGCCAGATCGCGCCGTTCATTAAGGCAACCGGACAGGTGCCACAGCTATGAGCGCTGAACAGCTAGACGCATTGCAGACAACATACCGTCAGGTTTTCAACAGCGTTGAAGGCCAGCAAATACTGCAAGACTTGCAGCGACGGTATCACATCAACGCCACAACATTTGAGCGCGGCGATCCGCATTATTCAGCCTTTCTAGAGGGCCAACGCGAAGTGGTGCTGACCATCATGCACATGGTGGAAGAAAGAAAGGCGACACCAACAGGGGACTAACAACAAATGAATGAAGCTATTGAGACAACTCCGGTTGAAAACAGTGAATCTCAAGAAACAGCGCCGGCAGGATTTCTGGACAGTTTGCCAGAAGATTTGCGTGGCGATCCTTCATTGCGGAATTTCACTGATGCTGCCGGGCTGGCAAAATCCTATGTACATGCCCAGCGGATGATCGGTGCAGAAAAGATTGCATTGCCGGGCAAGGCAGCCACTGAAGACGAT